CCGGAGCCGCTCTGGATCGAGTGGACGATCCTTCCGTTCTTCACCAGGAGGATGTGCGCCTGCTCGAGGGCGGTGCTGCGGGCGACCTGGGCCAGGGCCCCGAGGTCTTCGAGGGTGAAGACGTGCTTGCCCACCCAGTTCACCCTCCAGTCGCGGGCGAAGTCGGCGGCGATCACGCTGCCCAGGTAGCCCCACTCCGGGTTGTCCGCGGCGCGGAGCGACCGCCCGGCCCCCACCACGTCGGGGATGTAGAGCGGCGTGCGGACGGAGTCTACCGCGGCGACGGCCTCGAGCTGGTCTTCTGCGGTGGCTCGGTGCCCGCCTTGGTAGTCACCTTCCCGGAGTCGATCTTCTCCTTCGCCAACCGGAGGATGTCCGAGTATCTCGTAAGAGCGTCCGCTAGCCCTGGCCTCAGTCCCGAAGTAAGAGACGAAGCGCCGGACGGCGTCGGCGTGCTGCTGGAGGACCGTCGCGTAGTCATTGATTTCCTCCTCGCTCAGTCCTTCCTGGATCTGCTGGGCTCCCCAGATGGCCGATGTTACCTCGGCGTTCTGCCAACCCAGTTCCTCCGCGGCCTGGCGCATGGCCTCTTCCGCGAGCTCGCGCTGCGCCTTGCTCGGGGTCATGCCGTCCTTGAGGGCCTTCCTGCCGAAGAAGAACCGGGCAACGTGCCGGTCCACCCACACCTGGCTCATGTCGCCCATGAGGGCCCGGGTGTACGGATCGAGCTTCGGCCCTCGGACGCCTTCCTCCTCGCGGATGCGCTCGAGGTTCTCGACCACGCCCTTCATGTAGCCGCGGAACGGCTCACCCTTCCGCAGCTGGAAGTACGCCTTGAGGGCCAGGGAGACGTTGCCGGCCACCGTGTTCGCCGCGCTCGTCGCCCCCAGGAGCTCCTGGAACAGCCCGGCGTCCTCGCCGAACAGGAGGTCCAGGGTGTCTCGGTGTCGCTGGGGCCAGCTGCGGAACGACTCGTACTTCGGGAGATCCCGGATCAGGTCCTCGACGCCCCGGAGAAGGCGAACCTTCTTTCTGCCGGGCGCGGCGAGCCTCGTCCTGGTGTAGGCTCCCCGGGCGAGCTTGGGATCGAGAATCACCCAGGCGCGATGATCTATCCCCGCGTAGCCCATGCGCTGGCCGCCCAGGTACGTCAGGACGTCGTAGCCGGCGGCGCGGAGCCATTCGTTTGCGAACCCCGCGTCTCCGCGCTTGCTGATGAGGGCCTGGTAGATGTCGTCCACGCTGAGGCCCGTCTCCCTGCGCTCGACAAAGCCGTCGCGCACAGCGCGGGCAACGAGATGCTCCGGAGCCCGGTCGGCGTCCATGTCGAGGACCCTGTCCTCGTCCACGGTGACCCGGATCGGGTAGATCCCGGCCCTTTCGCCGACGAGGCCCCCGATGACGCCCGGGCCCCCGCGGGTGTATTCGTTCGCGAGGACGGGGTTGTCGGTGACGTAGATGCCGGGACCGTAGAGGGCGTCCTTGTCGAACCGTTCCGGGTCGAACCGCTCGAAGCCGGACTCCCGCGTGCCGTGGTAGACGATCCCCTGGGGCGGCCCCGGCGGCGTGACCCGGTACTCGTGGTCGATCAACTCCGAGCGGGCTCGTTCCAGCTGGGCGATGCGTTCGGCCAGAGCCATGCCGGCAATGACGTCTTCGGACTTGCGCCATACCTGGGCGGACCGCTCTGCTTCGTACTTGTCGATCTCGGCGTCGATCAGGGAGATCCGTTCGCGGAACTCCATGCTCGTCGCGGTGGGGTTGCCGGTCTTCGGGTCAAAGAACCCTCGCGTGTCGGCCAGGACCAGTTGCCTCTCGTGTTCGGGCAGCTGGTTGAGCTCGACCGGCGTCACGTCCTTGCTGTTAGCGATGAGGCGGTTGCCCTGGAAGCTCTCCATGAGGACTTCGTCGCCCTCGGCCCGGATGAACTGCCCCAGGACCCCCCCGGCCTCGATAGGCTGGTATGGCTCCTCGAACTTGGGGATGTCCTCCTCGTAGGACATCTCGCCGTTGACCCAGCCCCGGTCGCGGTTCGAGGCCCCCTTGGGCTTGACCAGGGTGCCCCGGACGGGCTGGTAGCCCGGCTGCTCGAACTCCCGGGTGTCGATGGTGAAGTCCCCGTAGCGGTCGACGTTCGCCCCGAGCTCGCCCAGCTTCTTCCGGAGGTAGTCGTACTGCTTGAGCGAGACGATGGCCTTGGGGTTGCTCGTGCGGCCCTGCCAGGTGGACAGGCTCCGGAGGCTCCCCAGGACCGACTGGCGGGACGGGAGCTCCTTGGCGTCTTCCTCCTTCTGGGTCTGAGACTTCGTCGGGTCGTTGGCGACCACGGGGGTTCCGAACTCGTCCATCTGCTCCGCGAGCTCCGGATCGAGCTTCTTCACCGCACCGGAGACGAGGGCTCCCTGGAGGGCGATCTTCGTGGCGATGATGTTCTTGTTCCAGTTGTCGACCTCGTGGTCCGCGATCAGGACCTCGATGTTGGACACCGACCGGGTGGGGAGCCGATGCGACCGGCCCGCGGCCTGGACGAAGACGTTGGACTCCAGCGGCGCGGTCAGGAAGATCATGGTCCGCGGCGCGTCGCCCTTGCGGTCGTCCAGGTTGATCCCGGTCCCGCCGGACTCCACGGTGGCGACGACCACGTCCGTCTCGCCCCTCTGGAACTTCTCCATCTCGTCGAACTTGTTCTTCGCCTCGCCGTGGATGCGGGAGAACTTGATCCCCTGCTCCTCCATCCACTCCTCGAACTGGAGGATGGTCCCCTCGGTGGCTGTGATGAGATCCTCGACGGTGACTTGCTCGCCGCCGACCCAGACCTTCGACCTCTTGACGACCGCGCTGTAACGAACCCGCTGGGCGAAGATGATGACCTTCCGTCCCTGGGCGAGCTCCTCCTGGACGCGCCGCTTCAGGTACGGGATCTTCCCCGGCTCCAGCTGGCGGCGCTGGTGCATCAGGCGCATCCGGCGGTTCTGCGGGGGCTCGTCCTCGCCCGCCGGCCACGCCGCGGCGACCTTGTCGAGCTCCTCCTGGACGTCCGGCGGGACCGGGAGCTCTACGAAGTTCACCGGGACCCCGGAGAAGTCGATCTCGCGCTTGATGGTGCGGCCACCCGCGGCGAGACGTTGCATGAGCTCGCGGAGCCGCTTCTTCATCAGCTTGCGCGACCGGGGCTTCCAGACGACGACCTTCCCGCCCTTGGTCGGCATGTCGAAGCTCGTCATGCCGAGGGCTCGCAGCTGTTCGTTCTCGGTCTTCCCCTCGAGGAAGCCGATGCGCTTCAGGTAGCGGAGGTGGTGCGCCTGGTCCCCGGGGGTTGCCGTGGAGAGGAGAACCGCGTGGGCCTTGTCCAGCTTCTCCTGCCCGGCCAGGCCGCGGGTCGAGGTGGCGTTCTTGACGTAGTGCGCCTCGTCCAGGACCAGGACGGTGTCCTCGTCCACCGGCTGCTTGTCGATGAACTCGTAGGTCCCGAGGTTCACCTTGCCCGGGATGAGGGCCGGGGCCTCCACGTCCTTCCGCTTCACCCGCTGGTAGACGATCGGGATGCCCATTGCCTCCGAGTCGTCCTTGAACGAGCCGGTGATCTGGCCCTTCCGGGGCCCGGACTTCGGGATGTTGAGGACGTTCGCGGGGGCGATGACCAGGACCTTCTTGCCCTGCTTGAGCCAGTAGTGGGCCGTCGCCAGAATCTCGCGGGTCTTGCCGACCCCGGTCCCGTCAGCGAGGTAGAACCCCCGCTGATCGGTGTTCATGGCGTGGATCGCCTTCCCAACCCCGATCTGCTGGTGCGGATCGAGGTGCTTGAGAAGCGCCTCGGGGATTAGCTCGAGGTGGGCGGGCGAGCGTTCAGTAAACTCAGACCGGACGGTGATGACGTCGAAGATCCCCTTCGACGGTCGAGCCTGGCGTTGTGGAGCTCCACCCACTTGTCCAGGCGCGGGCTGTCCTCCCCCTCCGCTTGCATCGTCTCGTCCGGGTCGTTCGCCTCCAGCCACTCCCGCTGGAGGTCGTCCGGCCAGCCCAGGAACTCCTCCCGGCTTGGGTCTGCTGGCAGTTCCTTCACGCCCTGGAGTTTGACTGTCTACCTTGGGCCTGTCAACAGTCTTGGGGGGGCCGAAATCCAGGCCGAGCTGGGCCTGCCGGACGGCCTTCTTGCCCAGCGGCATCGACAGGACCGAGCGCGGGGGCTTCTTGTCCGGGGCCTCGAACTTCGGGATGTCGTCGTCGTCGGTCACGCCGGGGACATCGAACGGGACGTCGTCCGCTTCCTCCGCGGCGGCGTTGTCGGTGTACTTGTGGACGATCCGGGCGTAGAGCCGGCCCTGCTGCGACTGCATCGCGGCCAGGGCGTCCCGGGCGGTGACCGGCTCGTTCGTCTCCGGGTTGGTGAGATCCCAGGGGAGAAGCGGGTTCTCCTCCTCCGGGAGCTCGTCGAGCTCGCGGGCCATCGCCTCCGCGAGAGTCTGGAGCTCCGCGACCACCTTCTCGTCCATCAGGAGCCCCTGGGTGGCCCCGTCCTCGAGGAGCGCCTCCTCCAGGCCCCGCATCTGCTTCGTCTTCTCGACGTTGTACTTCAGGATGCGCTTCCAGGCCGGGTGGTCCGGGCCCTTCTTCAGGGCCGCGGCGACGCCCTTCTCGCCCACACCCTCGGCGTCCTTGGCGAACGCCTCCTTGAGCTCCTTCGGGGTCGCCTTCCGCTCCAGGGCCCGCTCGACTCTCCGCTGGAGATCCTCGGCCACCGAGGCCTCCTCCACCACCGCGGTCTTCGCGTACTCCAGGGTGCGGGGGCCCAGCGTCTCGATCACGATGGTGGACGCCTGCGGGTGCTGCTCCATACCCCGCATCAGCTGGGCGACCTCGGGGATCACGGCGTCCCGCTTCGGCATCCGCTCCCGGGGCATCCGGTCCTCGGCGATCAGGAGGAGGCTCTTGAACGCCTTGGGCGCGGCCTTCCGGAGCCGGTCCTTCGTGACCCGGCTCAGGACCTGGGCGTTCGTGAGCTCGGCGCGGGCGAGCTTCCGCTGCTGCGTGATCCAGCTCTTGGGCTGGCCCGGGCCGGGCTTGAGCTTGTAGGTGAAGTCCTTGTTGCTCTCAGCCGCCCGGAGCTTCCTGTTCGCGTTGAAGTGCTGCCGGGCGGCCTCCTGGGCTTCGGTGACCTGGGCCTCGGAGGCCCCCGCCATGTTCTTCTTGATCCAGCGACCCAGGGCGGCTTCCTGCTGCTCGCTGAGGGCCTGGTCCCCGATCCCGCGGACCTCCTGGGGGGCTCCCGGGCGCTGCTCGTCCGGGGCGAACTGGACGATGGGCGGCTTGTCCCCCTGCAGCCGGATGAACAGGTGCCACCCGTCCTTGTAGAACGTCGCCCTGTCCATCGGAAGGGCTCCGTACTCGCGGTCGCGCTCGTCCGCCCTCCACCCGGCCTTGTTAAGCGCGTCCCGGATCTGATCCAGGGCGTCCATCCAGTTGTCCAGATACTTCGGGGCCCCGGGGATGTTCTTCGCCGCCGGGTTTTCCACCCGTCCGGGGACGAAGCCGCGATCCCCCAGCTTCGTCCCGTAGGTGTCGTCGAAGCGGGCGTCCTTCGGCCCGAACCGCGGGAGGAGCCAGGCGTCGCCGGCGGGCGGGTCGGCCTTCCGGAGCTCGGAGATGTAGCTCTCGACCACCTCGAGGAACGGGCCGGCGGCTTCCCTGTTCGCCTTGAGATCGGGCTCGATGTCCTCCGCGGGCGCGACCGGTTCCTCCTCCTCCAGGACCTCGGCCATCGCCTCCGGGCGGGTGACCCCGGGCTTCAGCTTCGACCGCAGCTGGTTCGCGTCGGCGCTCCACTCCAGCGCGTTCCCCGCGCCCTCCTGGGCAGCGGAGAGGACCGGGTCCAGGCGCGCCGCCGAGGTGGCCCCGAGGAAGTGGAGGCGGGCCCCGTTGTGCTCGCTGACGAGGTACTGAGCCAGCATGAAGACCTGTTCCCGCGGCGCGGCCTGGGCGTTGGCCGGGATGCCCAGGATGATCTGGCGGTCGCCCAGGTCGTAGTTGAGCTCGTTGTCCAGGAACTTCTGGATCTCGGCGGCAAACCGCCGCAGGGACATCTCGCCGGTCTGGACCGGGAACACGAAGTCGGCCCGCCCGGTTTCCATGACCTCCGCGATCAGGTCGGCGTTGTCGTAGAGCGCCTTGAGCGTGGCCTTCTGGTCCCCCACCACGTCCGGCATCGTCAGAAGGAGCGGGGCCCCAGGGGTCTCCCCGACCGCGTTGATGAGCTCGTTGTACTTCTGGAGGATGGTGTCGAAGTCGAGGGCCTTGGCGACGGCCTCGTTCCCCTCGAGCTTCTGGCGCTTGAGGTTCGCCTTGAACAGCGAGAACGCTCCGGAGTCCACGAACACCGGGGCCTTCGGGTTGGCGGCGATCCCGCGGGCGAGCTGCTCCAGGCCCCTGTCGGACAGCTGGCCGATGTCCACGCCGACGGCCTTCCCGCGCTTCAGGGCGGCCAGGAAGTCCTTCGACCGGCTCATCCCGGAGGCGAACTTCGTTCCGTTCCGGGCCTCCGCGCTCATCGTCGGGGCCGGGGCCGGGCCCGCGAACTCGAGATCCGAGATGTTCTGCCAGGACCGATCCCTGCGTGTCGTCCCCGTGTAGGTGGTGACAATCCGTTCGACTTGGGCCCGCTCGAAATCGTCAGAAAGGGCGAGGATCGTGCCCTGCCGCGTCCCGTTGCTCCAGCGGACCTGGTCCCCGACCTTGAACTCGCGGGTGGGCGCGGGCTCCCCGACGACCCCGCCGATTGCCTCCTGGAACTTCGAGGAGAGCATCGTCATGGCCTGGGCGACGAGGTTCTGGCCGTTCTGGAAGTTCGCCTCGGCGTTGGCGAGCATCCCGCCGGCCACGGAGGCGACCTCGGCCATCCGCTGCCGGGCGTCCTCGCGCCGCTGCTTCCCGAACCGGGTGTTGGCGGCGTCGGCCTCCGCGCTGTGGAATTCGCTCTGGTGACCCTGGAGCTCGTCCAGCATGGCGACGAACGCATCCGGGGCCGGGTTCTCGGGGGTGTCGTACTCGGAGTCCGGCACCCACTTCACGTCAGACGGCTCCAGCCCCACCGTCTTCAGGAAGTCAGCTGTCTCCTCGCCCTCGACCGGCTCCTCGGGCTCGACTGCGGGGGCCTCCTCGGGGATCTCGTCCTTGATCTCGGCCACCTTCACTTCGGGCGGGAGCTCCATGTCCGCGGGCGGGTCCGTGTTCGCCATCGGCATCAGGACGGCGACCGGGATCTCGTCCGGGTCACGGTAGGCGGTGATCTGCCCCGCGGCCCCCACCTGTTCGCCCACGCCGGGCGCGGCCTCCCACCGGAGATTCTTGCCCTGGGTGGAGAGGATGTGCGCGTACAGGCGCGACTGGACCGGGACGAGCTTGTCGCCTTCGGTGCGGAACCACACGAGCCCCGGCATCGCGGGGACGCCCTCGCCGCGCTTCTGCGCCGGGGTGAAAGCGTAGGGCTCGATGGTGATGGACTCTTCCTTCGTCGCGGCCAGGACGTGGTCGATGGCCTCGGGCTCGAGCTTCGTGACGTAGGCCCCCTCGGGGAAGGTCATCTCGCCCCGGACGAGGAAGTGCCCGTCGCTGTAGTGGGGGACGCCGGTCCCGGACACGCCCTCCAGGATGCGGTCCTGAGCGAGGGACTTCGGGGTGATCTTCCGCGCCCTCAGCTTCGACACCGGGTAGCGGGCGTTCTCCCCGATGATGTCGCCCTTTTCGCGCTTGGTGCGCTCCTTCTTGGCCTTCTTCTTCGCCACCGACTCGAACGCATCCAGGGCCGCGTCGGCGGTCTTGTAGGTGGTGCCGGTCACGCCGGGGAGGGTCCAGTAGTCCTTCTCCCGGTTGTAGGAGAGGGTCAGGGCCCGGACGTTGTCGCCGGTGCCCCGGACCAGGGTGAAGTGCCGCTCGCGGTTGCCCTTCCCGTACCACTTCCGCTCGGTGACCCGGTAGCCGCGCTTGACCGCGGTCGGGAGGTCCTCGTCGTACTTCCCGCCCTTCTGGATCTTCTCGATGTCGACGTTCGTCTCGTAGCCCTTCGGGTACTGCTTGTTCCCCTTCGGAACGAAGACCCGCGCCCGGACGCGCCCGCCCTCCAGCTCGAACACCTCCCGGACGGTGGCGTCCTGGGTGCGCCCGAACGGGGCCGGGACCTGGACCTCGTCGCCGGCCCTGATCCCGCTGTGCTCCTCGAGCGTCTTCCGTCCGGGGATGGCCGCCTCTGCCTCCTCGCGGGCCTGCTCGATGGCGGTCTTGATCCCGGTGAGCCGGGCCCGGGGGGCCTGGAGCTCGGGATCGGCCACGTCCTTCGGGAGATCCCGGACGAGCTTCGTGATGTCGCCGCGGTAGTTCCGGGCGATAGCCATGATCCCGTCGTCGCCGGTGACCGGGACCTTGAGCCACCCGGCCAGCCGCTTCGCGTCGTCGTGGGTCCAGGACTTCCCGCCCAGCTTGTAGAGGTCGGCGTGCCGGCGGTCCGGGAAGACCACCTTCGCCTGGCCGTGGACTCCGCGCCCCACCCACCGGGTCCGGTCCGGGAGCGGCTCGGGCCGTCCCGACACGGGAGCCAGGTCCGCGGCGGGCGCTGCCGCCGGGGCCGGGGCGGCGGGGGCCTCCTCCTTGCCCATCGCCGCCAGCATCCGCTTCCGGAGCTCCTCCTGCTCCGCTGCGGACTTCGCCGCGATCTCGCGCTCCTGCTCGACCGTGGTGCCGAACTGCGCCGCCCTCCGCCTGATCTGCTCCTCGGCCTGGAACTCGGGGGCATACTCCTCGAGGAGGGGGAACCCGAACAGGGGCTGCACCGCGGCCCGGAAGCGGTTGGTGTCCTTCCCGCCGGTGGCCTGGAGGACGGCCCGGTAGGGCGACTTGCCCTCGTAGAGGAGCTTCTCGACGTCGGCCAGCCAGGCGTTCGCGTTCTTCTCGAGGGGGACCGAATCCCTCCAGAACCAGCGGTCGTCTCGCCGCCCGGCCCCGACGTTCTGGGCCACCGTGGTGGTCAGGGCCTTCGTGATCTCCTTGACCTCTGGCTTCAGGGTCTTCACACCCGCGGCGTCCTCGGTGTAGGGGATATCGAAAGCCAGGTCCGGGAGGGCCCGCAGCTGCTCCGCTCGCTCCTTCGATCCCAGCTCCGCTCGCTCCTCGTCGGTGAGCCTCGCGGGCGGCGCGGTCTTGACCGGCTTGCGGACCCCGGTTTCCTTGGCCTCGGCCAGGTCCGGGAACAGCTTCTTCCAGCCGTCGTTGATCGGAACCCCCATCTGGCGGGCGTTCATCAGGGTCCGGTAGAGGGCCGGGGCCTCGCCGTGCTTGCCGGCGTCGTACCACTCCCTCGTGATCTCGATGGAGTCCTCGGTGGGCCAGTCGTAGGCCCCCGGGGGGTTGATGACCGTCTCGTACTCGTCCTCGGAGAGCTTCACCGACCGCTCGGCCTTCCGGTTGGCCTTCAGCATCTGCTGACGGTCCTGGAGGGCGGCCTTGGCGTCCTTCTTCGTGGCGAAGTCCTCGGCCTCCGTGATCTGACCGCCCCGGTCGAACAGGCGCAGCCGCCAGGTCCCGTCCTTGTTCCGGACCACGTCCCCCCGCACGGGGGGAAGCTCGGCGCGGGCCGGGGGCTCCTCCTCGGGCTCGGCTCGGACCGCCGGGCTGATCGGCGGGATCGCCGCGGGCGGCGCGGGCGCGGGCGCGGGCGCAGGGGGGCCCAGGGGGGCCGGGGCGGGGCCCCGGGGCCCGATGGGGGCCGGGTAGGCTGTGGTGGGCGCTCCGGGCTCTGTGGGCGGCGCAGGGGGCCGCACCGGCCTCCCGGCGGTCGTCACCCCTGCCGCGCCGGGAGCGGGCACCACGGGCGTCGTGGCGGGCTCTCCGGGGACTGTGGGGGCCTCCCCCCTGACCACTTCCCCGCCGGGGACCGGCTCGATGGGGCGACCAGCTGCCGCGGCCTCGGCCCGGGCGAGGAGGTCGTCCACCTCGGGCCTGGCCCCCGCGGCTCGGGCCGCTGCCGCCTCGGTGGGTGGGACGCCGGCCTCGGCGGGCGGCTCGGGCTCTCCGGTGACCCTGGTTCCGGCCCGTGGCCCGGGCGGGGCCTCGCCGGGCTGCATCCCGCGAGCGGCCATCCACGCCGCCAGGGCCTCGTCGGGGGTCTCGAACGGGGTCCCTTCCGGGATCGTCTCGATCTCGCGCACCGCCGGCGGCTCATAGGGGCGTCGCCCGCTCTCACCCTCGACCCATTGGAGGTTCCCGTCCTCGTCCACCAGGAACCCACCCTTCCCCTCCTCGGGGGGCTTCGCGGGGCTCTCGTGGGCGTGGGATCGGCCCGGCTGCCGCAGCTGGGACTCGATGGAGGCGATCACGGCGTCCAGGCGGGCCATTTCGGCGGGATCGGCCATCCCGAACTCGTCGCCGGCCTCTCTCGCCGCCCGGAGCTCCTGGAGGAGCTGGCGCAGCTGCGCGTCGGACGCCTCCTGGGCCTCGGGCGGGAGCCCCTCGCGCTCCGCAGGGGTCGGCTCCGCGGCCCGGGGGCGGGTGGTCCGGACGAGGGCCTCGGCCAGGGCGGTGCGGGCCTGGGCCAGCTTGGCGACCTCCTGCATGTCTCCCGCGGCCTCCGCGGCGATCATGCGTGCGTCGAGGTCGGCCAGGGCGTCCAGCTGGGCCTTGATGGCGCGGAGCTCGGTGGCTCGGGACCCCTCGGCCCCCGGGAGCTCGGCGTCCACCTGTTCACGGAGGGTGCGGAGCTCCTCCCGCGAGAGCCGCCCCAGGCGGCCCAGCTCCTCGGGAGTCATCCGTCCCGAAGGCGGGGGAGTTCCAGCGTCACCAGAAGGGGGTTCACCGGCACCGCCGGGCTCCCCGCGCCCTCGAGCTCGTCTGATGGCCCGGGCCCCGGAGACGATGGGGAGGGCCAGGAGGGCGGCATCGACCCCCGCCTCTGCGGCCTTCTCAGAGACGGCGGGGCTCCAGCCCTCCTTTCGGTACAGGTCGTAGGCTTCCCCGGTGGCGTCGTAGGTGGCCTTCGCCATCGCCGCGCCGAATCCGAGGTTGACCGCCGTGCCCAGGCCCGGGAGCTTCGCCAGGGCCCCGCCGCCCAGCATGAGGGCCAGGTTGGTCGGGTCGGCGCTCATGTCCACCACGCGACCGACGACGCCGCGGGCCAGGGCCTTCGCGTGCTGCGTCCCCGCGGACTCCCCGGGTTCCGGTCGCCCGACGTAGGCGTCCTTGGCGAGCTCCGAAGCCGACACGGGGCGCTCGGTGGGCGGGGCGGCTGTGGGCGGGATCGACTCGTCCCGATACCAGGACTCCGGGTCCTGCTGCATCCACCGCGCCGCCTTCTCCCGGAGCGGCTGGGTCGCCATCAGGTTCACCGGGAGGTCCACGAGGTTCGACCGGAGGGACTCCTGCATCGACCCCAGGGCCGACAGGAGGTTCTCGATCTTCCCGGCCTCCTCCTCCTGGGTCACCCCGGGGGCGGGCGGGACGTAGTCCGGGATCGGTCCGGTCCCGATCTGCTCGTACCGGTTCCGGAGGCGGTCGATGTACTCCTGGAGTCTCGCGGACGGCTCGGGCAGTCCGAACGGGCGGTCGGTCGCCATCTAGGTCTCCGTGGTAGGTGTCCTCGGCGTCGCCAGCGTGGAAAGGAACGCGGCCATCGGGTCGGATCGCGGGTCTCGGACGGCGTGGCCCATGATGATGTTCGCCTGGTCGCGGGCGAACCGCTCGAGCATCTCGATGTAGGCGTCCAGCTGCGGGCCGGGCTCCATCGTGTCCCGGGCCTCCTTGATCTTCTCCATGATCCCCTGGTAGATGCTCACCGCGGACACGATCCGCTCGCTCAGGCCCTGCTCCTTCAGCAGCTGCGGGCCCCACTTCGCCTCCGCGGCGATGCGAGCTCGCTCCAGGGGGTCGAGCTGGGCCTCGCGGAGCTTGTACTCCTCGGTGGCGATGGCGGCGTCGGCCTGGGCCCGGACGAGGTCCCGCTCCATGTCGCGGGCCTCCTCGGCCTTCTCCCACGCCCGGCGCTCCATCACGGCCCGGGGGTCCATAGAGAGCTCCCCGCGCCTGAACGCCTCGTTGAGGGCCGCACGGGTGGCCCATCCGGGACTCGTGTCGCGCTGGCGCGGGATCGCCGCCGCGGCTGCCTCCGCGCCCTCCGCGTCGGTGTAGACGGTCCCCGCGGAGCCGCTGACCACGTCGGAGTCGCGCCCGCCGAGCTCCTTCACCGCGGTCGAGTAGTCCATCCACTCGCCGCCGGCCTTGGTCACGCGCTGCCCCGCCGGCATATCGACCGAGACGATCTGGCCGTCCTTGGTCTTGACCATCTTGACCTTGTCGTAGTAGCCGGGGTCGCCCTCCTCCGCTCGCTTCTGGCCGGGCGGTCGCGTGCTGTCGGCCCCGGGCCCGGTCCCGCCCTTCGGGGCCGGGGGGTCCGTGGGGGCGCTCTTGGGCTGGTTCGAGCCCTGTCCGGGAGGGTCCGCGCCCTCGTTGTAGACGTTCGCGGTCGAGTGCGCGGCCACGCTCTCCGCGGTCCGCTCGCGGGTCTTGTCGGCCTGGTCGGCGAGGGTCTGGTCGGCCACGCTCTGGACGGCCTCGCGGGACGGGGCCGGCTCGGGCTGGGCTCGGCGGGGCCACGCCTCCTCCCGGGGTGTCTGCAGATCCCGGATGCCTCGCGTCGTGGCCGCGGATGGCTCGGGCATGGGGCCCATGTAGGCTCCGGGGTCGCCGCTCACCACGGAGTCCCTCCCGGATCGGTACTCCGGATCGTCAATCCGGGTTCCCTTGTTGGTGCGCCACTCGTCGAGCCTTCGCATGGGCTCCCGCGAGCCGCGGCCCCGCTTCTTCTTCTCCTTGGCCTCCTCCTCGTCTCCCGTATCGGCCCCCGTGAGCCCCTGCAGCGCCCCGACACCCTTCGTGTAGAGGTCGTAGAGGAGGTTGTCCTTCGGCTTCTCGAACGCCATCTCAGTCCTCCTCGCCGTGCGACTTCAGCGGCTCCATCTTGCCGAGTCGCTTCATCACCCGCTTCTTCTTCAGGCGCGGAGAGTTCCGCTTCTCGGCCATGTGGGCCCCCTCTTCGCCCTGGACTCCGAGGGTCGCCGTCGCGGTGGGCCTCGGGCGGCGCATGTAGCCCGGGTTGTCGGGCCCGGCGTTCGGGAGCGGCTCCATCGGCCCGTAGCGCGGGTCCGTCTCGCCCGCGGGCGGGACAGAGTAGGCGCTCGTCGTTCTGGCGAGCATCGCCTGGAACAGATCCTTCGGCCTCGCCTTCGGTACGTTGTAGCGACCGTTCATCACAGACTCCTGTCCCACCTGTCGCGAAGGGCCCGGTAGTAGTCCTTCGCGTTCTTCCTCTTCGGCTTCTTCCCGGTCGGGCTGTCGATGTAGGTTGCCTTGAGCTCGTCGGACGGGAACGGCTCGTGCCGGGTGAACGTGCTCAGCGGCGAGAACGGAGGCTTCCAGTTCTGCCAGTTGTCCGTGCGGCGGGCCATCACTCGCCTCGCCAGTTCACCGAGACCCCCGACGGGAGGATCGCGTATGGGTTCTGCATTCGCCAGTTGGCCGACTCGAGGAAGGCCTGGTAGGCGTCCTGCGGGCGCACCCTCCGGTAGCGTTGCTCCCGCGGGAGATCCTGCAGGCCGAGTCCCTCGCCGGCCTCTACCAAGGACCCGGACTCCGGGTCCCACCTCAGCGTCTGGGCCATCAGTAGTCCTCGTATTCGTAGTCGGACTCGTAGGGATTCTTCCGCTTCTTCCTCTTCGGGTTCATGTTGTCGGCGAGGGCCTTTGCGCCATCCTTGGCGCTGACGTCCTCTTCCATCTCCCGGAAGGTCGCGTCACGCTTGAACCTGTCTCTCCAGTCCACGATGGCCTCCTAATACCCGTAGATTTCGCCAAGGTCCGGAGGGGTGCCCCTGACCTTGCTGCCGAACTGAGTCCACCCGGGCCGGGTCGCCGCCGGGATGAACGCATTCCCGGGGGCCGGGATGTGCCCGAACATCTCCAGGTCGCGCTGGCGCTTCTCCTGGAGGGCCAGCGTCCGGTCGCGCTGCGCGTCCCGCCGCGCCTGGAGCTCGCGCTGGCGTGCCCGCTGGTCGTTGATCCGCTGGAGCTCCATCGCCTGCTGCGCCGCCTTCAGGTCCGTGAGCGACTTCTCCTTGAACAGGCTGAACGCCTCGCGCTTGCGGGCCTGCTCCTCGCCGGCGATGTCGCGGGCGATGTCGAACATCCCGCGCTCGTGCCGGATGTTCGGGTTCCCGTAGCGGTCGGTCCCGGCCTCGTAGTCGGCACCGAAGGCGTACTCGTTCCAGTTGTCGAAGAGGCCCTGGAGGTCGATGTCGGGGAGTCTGAGCTGCCTGACGTTGAATTCCCCGACGTTTGGAAACTGAAAAGACGAAGACATTTCCTTCCTCCTACCCGTAGCTGCCGCCGATATTCACGGAGCCCATGTTCAGCGAGCCCATGATGTCCCCCCAGTCCGGGATCATCTTGTTCCAGAGGTTTCCGTAGAGGGCCAGGAGGGCCCGGTCGTAGGTCGACGCCGCGTTGACGTCGATCCCGTACTTGTCGTACAGGAGCTTGTGGATGTCCACGTTCTGCCCGGCCTCCGCGATGTCGCGCTCGAGGTCCAGGCGCAGCCGCGTGAACCGCTCGTCCATCGGGCTCCGCATGACATCGACGCCGCCCTGGTACCAGTCCGTCATCATCTTCTCGCGGCCCAGCTTCTCCTCGGCCATCGCCGCGTTGATGCCGCGCTGGAGCTCGGCCCGCGCCTGGGTCTCGTCGAACGGGACTCCGGCGTTTGCCGCCGCGGCTCGCATCCGGTCGAGCTCGGCCTCCATCGAGTCCTGCTGCTGGCCGCGCAGAACGTCCATTGCGTAGCCGGTGCCGCTCTCCAGGTCCTCGCCGTGCTGCGTGTAGTCCGCGGCGAACTTCGTCAGGCGCGGGTCCTCGGGGGCCTGGGGGTCGATGGGGACCGGCTTCGGCTTCGGAGGTTCCTTGACCTTGGTGCCCCCTCCGCCCCCGCCACCGCCGGGGAGACTGATCTTCCCCCCGCCGCCGCCCCCCCCGCCGCCGCTGATCTTCTTGTCCGGAACGCACACCCTCTTGTATGGCGCGCCGCCCATCTCCGCACTCTTGGGGTCCGGCACACTCTCCATGTGCTGCCCCTTCGGGCACATCCCGCCGGCAGACACACCGCCCGAAGGCTTGCTTCGCGTGGTGCCGGAAGAGATGGGCCCGATTTCGGCCCACCCGCCTCCTCCCCCACCGGAGCCGCCAAACATTCCGGCAGCCATCACGCACTCCTTTCCGGGGGGACGACCCCGCGCTCGCTCATCGACTGGAACATGTCACGCGGCCCCCAGGGCATGGGAGACGCCCCACCGGTCTGCCACGGCGTCATGCCCCAGGGGGGCATCGACCAGGGCGACGGCGGCATCATGGGCGGGTAGCTCATGCGGGTCGGCCCGCCGGGCGATCCGGGAAGCGGGAACCCCTGCCCGGGGACCGGGTAGTTGGGCGAGCCGGGATAGCCGGCAGCCCCGGCCCCGGGCCATCCCGGAGGCGTCGGGCCGGGATAGCCGCCGGCCCCGCCGCCCCAGCTGCCCCAGGGCGTCCACGGACCCTGGCCGCCCTGGTGGCGAGCCACCGTCTGACCGCCCCAGCCGGTGAAGTAGCCCATGTCTCCGGGGAGCTGCGTGGCCCCGCCGCCGGGCATGGGCTCGGGCCCGCCGGTCTGCGGGGGTGGATCGGTTCCCCCGGTCTCGGGCTTCGGCTCGGCCCCGCCGGTCTGCGTCGGAGCCGTCTGGCCCCCGGCCTTCTTCTGCCGCTTCTTGCGAAGCTGGCGGTTCAGCCACGCCCGGTGCTTCGGGTCCTTGAGGTCCTCGACGGTCCCGGCCTTGTTGCCCAGCTTCCGCTGGACCCGGCCCCACCACGCCGCATCCACGCCCTCGGGGAGTGCGCCCTGGCCCGCCGCCGTGGGCGGCGGGGTGCCAGCGGGCCCCTTCGGTGGGGAGGAATCCGCGCCGGGAAGCGTCTGGACCCGGTCGTCCGGTATGTCCTCCTGGTAGTCCCGGCCCCACCTTTCCATTGGCTACTCCCTCCCCGCAATATGGTAAGTCATCAGCAGGAGCCCCCGGGATCGCTAATCGTGATCGGGACTTCTTTCCACGCCCCGCACGCCGCCTCGGCTGGCGTTTCGGGCTGGTCGACGTAGCCGATCAGGCGTGCCACCCAGTCGGTCCGCTCCCGGAAGAGGGCGCACGTCAGTTCGGCCTCGGTGATGAAGAGGGCCGGCGTGACGCCGCCGCTGGACGCGACCACCTTGCCGGTATCCGGGTTGCGGATCTCGAGCGCCCACCAGTTCGCCCCGGCACTCCCGTTGTCCAGGTCGATCCCGACGACGGTGGCGAGCCCGCCGGCGAGCGGATAGTCGAGCGGCCCGGCGACCACCTGGATGTCCACCGCGCCGTTGTTGCAGAGCGCCTCGTCCCGCGGCGGCTTGTGCGCGGGCCCGGGCGACCACATCCCGCCGACCCCGCGGTACTTCACGCCCACCGGCTCGAGGACCTGGACCTCGAACGTGAACCCGCGCCCGACGACCTGTTCGGGCAGCATGTAGTGGACCGCCTTCGCGCAGTATTCGTAGGCGTACACGGAGCCGTCCGGGCGCGTCCTGGTCTGCACCTCGGCGCTGGCCTCGTGGTCGGCCTTCCAGAAGTGACGCTCGTTGTCGGGCCGCACGGAGTCCCAGGTGTCCTCGTCGCCGCCCATCGCGTAGAACGTCCAGGGCACCAGCTCGGACTCCATGTGGGCCCACACCTGGTCGAGCCGCTTCCCGCTCTGGATGTCGTCGCCGGGCTGCTGAAACAGGAGGTGCGAGTGTCGGGCGATCATCTTCTTCTGGACCGTGTCGCCGTCGTCGTCCCCGCCGTACTGGGTCGGGGAGAACGGCGGGGCCATCAGGGCGTCGTCGCGTGCGGACGCGAGCTCGCACGGCTTGATCTGCCTTCGGATCTGTCCGTCGCAGGACGCGATGTAGAGCTCGTTCCCTGTCGTCCCGCCGTTGACGGACCCGCCGTAGAACGACGAGGAGTCCTGCCGCCCGCGGAAGTCGAAGGTCCAGTCGGGCTGGAGCTCCTGGCCGTTCATCGACGGCTCGAACTCGCCCAGGTACCCCACCCAGATCACGGTCTTCGGGTAGATGTCGGTCTTCGGTTCCCACTCCGCGGGCTCGTCCCCGTCCGCGATGGTCGGGGCCTGGAACAGCATGTAGACCTTGTTGAGCTTGTCGTAGACGGCGAAGGAGTCCTCGAGCGACTCCCGGTCCTTGCAATACTCGTCCTCGAACTTGAGCCGCATGTCGTCCAGGACGTAGCGGAACGAGCCGTCGTAGATCCACACCCCGTCCCGGGCCGCGAACCAGAGCCGGTTGTGGATCTCCTTGATCGTGTGATGGCTCAGGCACCCGACGTTCGAGTCGAGCCGCTCGATGACGAAGTCGTTGTTCCCCTGGCCGAACTGCCGGATCATGTACGAGTTGTCCTGGCAGAAGACGACGAGCTCGTTCCGGCCCCGCCACATCCCGGTGATCGTCTCCTTCTCGAGGGTGTCGAGGAAGAACGAGCTCCCGACGTACTGCGGGTAGCCCGGCTTCGAGTACCAGATCCGGTAGGGGAACTCGGCGTTGTTGGCGTACCACATCCGCTGCGCCCAGGGGTGGATGTAGCGAATGCCCAGCGGCGGGATGTCGTTGTTGAAGTCGTTGGGCCCCTGCAGCGAAAGCCGGGACGTTCGGACGTTCTCGGAGACTGCGGTCACCCCGTAGGGGGCCTCCCACGCCATCCGGTAGGCGGCCCCGTTCATCGAGACGTAGCCGCGGACGTGAGTCACGCGGGCCTCGGCGAAGGTCGCCTGGATGTTGCTCCAGTCCCGGCCCTCTCCGGAGAGGGTGCCGACGTCCACGATGTTCGACGGGTTCGACTCGCAGATCACCCGGTTGCCCTCCTTGTGGAGGAAGGTGATGTAGGCCAGGCAGTCGCCGCTCGAGCCCCCGCCTCCGGTCCCGGGGGCGACCGACACGGCGTCCTGGGGCGGCTTGATCCCGGCCAGGACCCAGGAGCGGTCGGTCATGTGCCGGACGAGGACGCGACTGAACGATCCGGCGAGGTAGATGTCGCCGCGGAAGTTCTCGAAGACGGGCCGGTATCCCGTGCGGAACACTCCCTGGTCGGAGAGCGACTTGTAGGTGGCCCCGCCGACACCAGAGGTGTTGGCGATGATGGTCGACTCGCCGCCCCCGCCGTCTACGAGCTCCTGGACGTAGATGATTGTGGGCACCTCAGAGCTCCTCGTCGTTGAGCACGATGTCCTCCGGGGCGACGATCAGGGCCTGATTCCCCACGTCGGGACCGATCTCGAGCGGGATGGGGTTGTAGTAGGTGGCGCGGAGCTGGTTGCCCGAGAGGTCGCCCCATTCCGTCACCTCAGCGATGATCTCTTTCTCGTTGAACTGCCCCTGGCCGATGTCGCTCTCGATCCAGACCCCACCAAAGAACGTGCGTCCCTTCGCTGTGACCAGGACCCAGCGGAGCTCGGCCCCGAAGTCCTGGTACCAGTTGATGGGGAGGGGGTATCGGAACCAGTTCGTGCCGTCACCGCCGCCCGTTTCGCGCCAGACGTGCCAGTTGCCCGAGCCCAAAAACGCGGGCCTGAAGATGACGACGAAGAGGTGCCCGGACCTGGAGAAGAAAAGCCCGCCCGCGGTTTCCGTCGGGTTGCCTGTGAACTCGTACCGGAACGTGACGTTTCCCCCACCGACCGCCGTGAACATCCTGGCCCCGGCCCACCCGGAACCGGAGGGGATGCTCGAGATGATGAAGACCTTCCCGGCGTAGGAGTAGAGGTCGTTGACGTTCAGGACGTAGGGCACGGTGCGAGCCGTCCAGGACCCGCCCACCCCGTCCAGGTGGTAGGCCACGGTCGAGGTGCTGGCCACGTCAGTTCCAATGGCGTAGACCCCGATCTCGTTCACCGTGGCCAGGCGAAGCTGGTGGGGGCTCCCCACGTCCAGGCTCTCCTGGACCGTGGTGCCGTCGAAGTCGAAGACCTTCCCATCGTGCCGGGAAATGAACAGGTGCTCCTTGATCCGCTCGTCGCCGCTGATCGGGTCATCGTTGCGTCCGAAGACGGTCACCATGTCCCTGACCGCCTCGCCGTCGGCGTCGAAGTTCGTGATCTGCCAGAGGTCCTGGTACAGCGTGTAGTCCGCGAACGGAGTCTCCTCGTCCTCCGGGAGCTTCACCTCCCACAGGCACGCCCAGGTCTGCAGCGCAGTCGGATCGAGCTCGTTCGGGTTCTCTGGGTCGAGTCGCACCCGGGTCCCGACATGGAGGAGCCGCTTGCGGTACTTGATGAGGGCCGTGTAGGTGTGCTTGAGCGGGCTGTAGCCGATCCTGGGCTCGGGGTTCTCTACGGCGGTGGGAAGCCCAAAGACCCCGGTGCTGGGCGGGTCGTAGAGGGTGAGGTCGTTGTAGCGCCGGAAGTCGGCCCGCTGGTTCGAGCGGGAGGCAAACGGGCTTTCGTAGGTTCCGGTCTTCGTCTCGTTCAGGTTGGCGAGGATCGCGTTGAAGTTGTAGGTGGCGCTCCCGTCCGATGGAGTCAGCCAGAGCCCCACGCCGACCTCGTCAATCTCGATCATCCCCGTGATGCACCCCTCGCCCGCCTCGGACGTGTGCTCGGGGAGCAGGCCGGGACGGTCGATCATCCCCGCGGGGGTCAGGCGCACGTTGGTGAGGAGGTGGAACTGATCGTCCGGGATCGAGGCCGGGTCCGCGGAGCGGTTCATCCCTCGGAGCCTCTTGAACTCGGCCCCGGGCCGGATCTCGAACGGGGCTACGCCCTGGTCAGGGGTTCGGCGTGGCATCTCGAGAGCTCCAAGGAGAAGCAGTCCGACGACGAGTAGGTGTCGCATTCATCAGTAGGTCGGCCTTCCGAAGAAAGAGGGCAGCTGCCGGAACTCGCCCTGGAACCGACCCTCCTCGCGCTTCATGTCCATGAGGGCCTTCTGGTAGCTGGCGAACATCGCCTGCCAGCGGGCGTCGCCCTTCGACTCGCGGGACTTGGCCTTCAGGCCGGGGATGATGACCAGCTGGTGGTACTGCTCCGGGATCTCCTTGATCCGGTCGACGTGGCCGGTCAGGTCCACCACGGGCCCGGCCCCCTCGGCCACGAGGGTGTCCGCGGAGCGGCCCTGGATCGGCATGGCGTTCGCCGTGACCGTCCCGGTGATCTCGAACTCCCCGTTGTTCTCGTCGTTGGCGAACCCGGAGATGGTGACCGCCTTGGCGTTGAGGAACTGGGTGGTGAAGTCGGTCGTGACCGAGGTGAGGATCGCCCGCCGCCCGGAAACCGCGGTGACGGCGACGTCGACCAGGCCGAAAAGGCCGACGACCTCGTCGATGAAGGCCGGGTTCGGCTGGTACTGGACGGAGAGCTCGAGCTCGGCGTTCGTGGGCGGGACCTGGAGCTGCGAGATGTTGGCGGCGTCCTGGCCGAAGATGGCGAAGATGTGCGGCGGCGAGCTGCGGTAGTCGCTGGCCCGAAGGTCCAGGATCACCGACTCCGGGACGAACTCGAGGCGTCGCCCGTCTCCAGAGCCGGCGATGGGGTAGTAGACCCCGCCGTACCAACCGATGGAGGCGAAGTCCGAGGGAAGGGAGGCCGTGCCCGGCCCGACCGGAACCGTGACCGTCTCGCTACGCCGCTTGAACGGCCAGTCGCGGGCCCACCAGACCTCGGCGTGAACCTCCCGGAGATACTCCAGGATGCGCTGACGCCGCTGGGTGTTGTGGGCCGCGCTCTCGGCCACGTTGTCGTCCCGGGAGACGACCTGGTCGATGATCTGTGTGACGTTCACGGCCCTCCTTCCCGGTCATCAGGAGGCTTGTGCTCCCTCCTGCTTGACCTTCAGCTTGTCGATCACGAGCTCGACCATCTCGGTGTCGTTCTCCAGGAGCCCGGCGAGCTCGGTGCGCGTGAGCTTGACGCCGGCCTCCTTGGCCTCGTGGTAGAGCCGGATGTTCTTCTCGACCTCGTCGTCCGGGATGTCCACCGGCACCGTCTCCACTACGGGCGGCGCGGCTGTGGCCTCGGGCGACGGCGGCGCGGTCCCGCTCAGGACGGCCTTGATCTGGTCCGCGCCGTACTCCGGGCGGTCGGCCTTCCGGCCAGGTCGGGACAGGTGCTTCATCGCCCAGGCGACCTGTTCGGCGCTCGAGCTCTCGGGCGGGTCCTGCCCCTTGTCCCGGAAGCCCTTCTGGCGCTCCATCTCCGTCGCCAGGATCTGGTGAGCCCTCGCGTCCTCGGCGGCCTCGTAGCGCGGGAGGGCGTCGTCCATCGCGACGCCGATCTCGCCGGGCTCGGACACGATCTGGAAGCCTCGCTCGAACAGCCGCTGTCGGTCCCGGTCGAGGAAGCGGCAGCAGGCGTCCACGTCGAAGGTCTTCGAGTAGCCGCCGTCCGGGGTCCGGCTGAGGATGTCCTTGACCACGATGGTTCCGGGCACGGCGCGTCCGTTCCCGTCCTTCGCGGACTCGAACCGGTACATGCTTCCCGGCCCCACCTTGGCGACCTCGTGGCGCGGGGGGACGTAGAAGATGAACCCGCTGTACTTCAACTGCAGCGGTCGTTCCCCGGCCCACACGAAAATCTGGTTCTGCTCTCTGTTCCAGAGCCTCTTGATTGGCCTCATTACTGACTCCTGGAGGGGGCGACCCTCCCGTATGTCTCCCACGGGGTCCGGGGCGACCGGCCCGCCGCTTTCCCGACTGCGACCATCGGCTTAGGCTCCTTGCGTTCCGGGACCGGCGTGCCCTCGCGCATCGCTTTCTCTCGCGCCGCGTGCCAGGCCGCCAGCTTCTCCCAGTCCGCTTCCGACACCTTCTCGAGCTGCTTCAACAGATACGGCTCGATCTGCCTCTTCCGATACTCGATGTCCTCCTCGTGCTCCTTCTGCAGCTTCGCGATGATGTCGAAACGCTTCCGGAGACGCTTCAGGTACTCCCCCTCCTTGATCCGGTCGAACTGCTCGCGGCACCAGCGGTAGACCCCCCAGTCCCAGGGGATGTACTCTCCGGGCCCGCCCATCTTGTAGCTCAGGCAGTAGTTGTCCTCGAAGATCGCGTCGAGGAAGTTGGGGGCCTCGAAGTCGGCACCCGCGGGCATCTCGACGCGAAACGGACGGCGAACGTAGCGCGGGACCGGGTAGTACCTCCCGATCCCGTGGTGGACGAGCTTCCGCTCGACCCTGTCGGGCCCGACCCAGAGGCTCACCCTCCAGATGGGGATGAGCCCCGGGTCGAACTCGCGGATGGCAGCCGTGACCGCCGGGTCCACGTCGAACCCAGGTGGTGCGACACAGGTGATGCGCTCTGCTCTCCATACCCAGCTGTCCACGGCTACCCCCCTTGGTTGCCGACTACGGGATCTGCGCGGTGAAGATGACCGGGCCGGCGTCGACCTGGCCGTCGTTGCAGAGGATGTTGGCCTCGGCCTCCTGGATCTCGGTGTTGACGTGGTGCAGCCGGTAGTAGCTGAACTGCTTGTAGTCGATGATCCCGCCGCCGAGGGCCGACCGCCACCACATGAACGGCAGGAGGATCTTGTCCGCGGGGAAGGCGAAGTTCGGCGGGCCCGGGAGCTCGTCGCCGTTCACCCAGAACCCGCACCGACCGTCCTTCTCGATGCAGGCCAGCTCGATACACTCGTTGAGGTCCCCCGCCGAGCTGCTGAGGCTCTTGACCGAGGGCGAGACGAGCGGGTCGCCGCCGTTGAGCGTCGGCGTCTTCCCCTCGACGTCGAGGTTGAACAGGTCGACACCGTCCGACACGAACCGGAGGCAGGCGTAGTCCTCGTAGGCGGTGTAGTCGTCGGCCCAGAACTTGGCGGGGTCGAGGTCGGCGGGATACGCCCGGACGCCGAAGACGAGAAGGACGGTGTCGAGCTCCGCAGTCACCTCGTCGGAGAACTGGGCCAGGCCCACCTTCATCTTCGTCAGGAAGCCGCGGTTGAGGGCCTTGCCGACCTTGTGGGCGAACCGGCCCGGGTACCAGGTGACGGTGTCCCCCGCGGAGTTGCTCCCCATCGCGTCGGTCCAGAGGTGCTGCACACCATCGAACGGCGCTCCGCCGCCGGCGGGCATCGGGAAGCCGTAGGGGGACAGCGCGTACCCCTGGTCAAACGCGACACCGTTGGGAACGTCGCGGGTCGCCACGTTGTGGTTCTGGAACCCCATCATCACGCCGGCCCCGGCGACGATCTCGGAGTAGACGGGGGCGGGGAAGTCCCCGGGGAGCTTCTGGGTCCAGTTCCCGGTGGTGAACTTCTCCTCGACCACCAGGCCCTCGAGGATCTCCCTGTCGAGCTTGAACCCGACGATCCCCGAGTCCCGAACCGAGCGGGAGGTGATCCCCCCGGTGTTCTTGATTCTGCTGAGAAGCGACATGGTGTGCGTCCTCCTTTCACCCCTTGCGGGGAACTCCGTGGGGGGCCATGTCAGCCCCCCACGGGGCACCGACGTTACGTCGAGATCACCACCAACCCACTAGGGGATCGGGGAGATCGGGTCCTGGAGGTTCTCCAGGCGGGACGAGGCCCGGGGCATCGTGTTGATCTGGTTCTCCACGCAGCCCACATACGCGAGGAACCCGGCGCGGTGACCGCCCGCGGTGGGGATCATCTTCAGGAGCGCGTCGTCGTCGATCCAGTCGACGTCCATCGACGTGTAGCGCCCGAAGACCTCCCAGCACAGGAAGTAGATGCGCCGCGGCTCGATGTCGGTGTCGACCTCGAGCTTGACGTTGATGCCGGGGGCGATGATCTGGAGCGAGTCCTCGTCGTAGCCCACGGTGTAGCGGGGTGCCGAGCCGGTGGGCCCGGGGTAGCGGCGCTCGGCCTGGATGAACTCGACGTACTTCCGGGCCTGGCCGGTGTTGGTGAGGGCCTTGCTGATCCGCTTGCCGGTCTCCCGGAACGGGAGGTCGATGGTGTTGAGGATCAGCTGCTCCGTCAGATCGTTGCCGCCCGCGTCCTCGACGAAGGCGTTGAGCTCGGGGTACGTCGCCCGCGACTGCCCGAAGATCAGGGCCGAGTCGGAGGCGTCCCCGACGATCATCGAGAGGGTCCAGATGGTCCGGCCCGAGGTGTTCTCGATGTAGATTTCGTCACCGGCGAGCACGGTCGGGTCGTCCGCGCCGTCGTAGACGATGGTCCTGGTGTCGCGGTTCAGCACCGTGATGGTCTGGGACTGGAGCGCACGAAGCCCCGCGCCCGGAGCCTTGGCGTCGATCCGCATGTTCCGGTTGAGGAGCTCGGCCCCGAGGGGCTTGTTGAGCACCAGGGTGTTGGCGGGCGTGAGGTTCGCCTCCACGGTCGCCAGGACGCCGCCGCCGACGTTCACCGGATCGGCGTTGCCCTGGGACCCGGCGTACACCTTGTTGATGTACTTGCCGAGCTCCGCGACGGTGTTCTCGACGCGGTCGGCCATGATGCCGCCCTGGTTGAAGGTCCCCTTCTTGGACTTCGCCGCCACCTTCGTCTTGACGCCGATGGAGAAGGAGCCCACGAACAGCTCCGGGGTCACCTCGCCCTGCACGCGGACGGGATCGACCGGGGTGGGGAACTCGCCGATGTCGGGGATCATCCCGACGTTCCAGGACGACGCGATGCCCAGGGGGAACCGGGCGATGCCTTCGTTCATCACCAGGTCGACTCTCTGGATGTCGCGACGGTACTTCGACATCTTGTTGACCGGCTCCTCGAAGGTGCCGGGGGGGTATGCGTTCTTGAGCTCGGTGGTGATGTCCTCGAACGCACCAGCTACTGGGGTTGCCATCTTTCCTACGCCTTACGCCCTCACAGATTCTTCGTCGCCAGGTACTGTCTCGCCCTGAGCATTGCCGGAGTCTGATCGGACGTTCCCATGAGAGACGCAGGGACAGGCTTGCCCGGACCGCCCTTCGGCGGCGCGGACGGGGCCCGCCCGGTCACAGAACGCTTCTGCCTCGAACGCTCGTTGAAACGCTGACGCACGGCGATATCCCGGTCCTCCAGGTACTCCTTGACGTACCCCTGGATCATGGACGGCACATCGACTTCCTCGATGCCCTGCTCGCCCAGCCTGTAGAGGTCGACCATCATGGCCTGGTTGACGTGCTTCCAAAGACCCCGACGAATCTTCTGGTCCTTGGGCGCCCCGAGGGCTTCTGCCTCGCGGGAAATCTGTGCGTCTACGAACTTCGGGAACTCGGCGTTGAACTGCTCCCTTCTCTGCGACTCGGCTTCGTGTGCCTTCGTCTGGTTCTTGTAGACGTTCTGGGCCCAGTCCCGGTCCTGGAGGAGGCGTTCCATGTCGTAGGACATCTGCTGCCGGCGATCATCGAGGTCTTGGTACCGCTCCACGATGGTCGTTCGCTTCAGCTGTGCCGCGTCGAGTCGTGCCTCCAGGAGCCCAGCCTTGTATTCGTCCCCGCCCTCCTTCGCGATCTCGATGTGCGCCTCGAGCTTGGCGATGGTCTTGTCGGCCTCGGCGAGCGAGACGAGCTGCTTCTGCTGGGTGGCCTGGACCTGTTCGTCCTTCGTAACCAGCGACTTGATTCGTGTGTCGAGCTTCTCGATGTGGGGGTTCGTCGGAGGCTCGTCGGGTTCTCCGTCAGCGTCGGGCGTCTTCGCTCCCGCGATACGGGCGAGCTCGGCCCGGGCTTCCTCGTTCTCCTTCCGTACCTGGGCGGCGTAGTTGGTCTTGTCCCACCACGCCTTTCCCATCGCAGCCCTGCGGTCACGGGGATTCTTGATGTGCTGGAACTTCTGCTCGAAGTTTCTCCAGGCTTCGTCTTCGTCGTCATCCCCGCCGGCTGCACCCTCATCGGGCCCGTCGCCCAGGTCGTCGTCCGAGGGCGTCTCGAACTCCTCTCCGGGCTCACCGGCTTCTCCACCGTCGAAGTCGCCGGGCTCGTCACCGGGGGTCGACCCCGGCTGCTGGAAGTCGTCTCCAGCGTCAGGCGTGCCTTCGTCCGAGGGCGGCTCGGCGGGCACGTTCGATTCTTGGGACATCATCTACCTCCGGGGGACGACCCCGTGTTGATCCGAAAGTTGAGTCGTATGTTACCATTCGACTCGGGCCAGAAACCCCGTGGGGGTGGGGGAGAGGTCCAGACAGACCCCCCTACCCTCACGCTACTTCCTCCTCCTCTTCAGCCTTCTTCGGCCACCTCCAGGCCAGGATCTCGTCCTCCCGGAGGATCACGAGCTCCGGGTTTCCGTCCTGGAGCTCGACGCCGCCGAACTTGGAGAACATGACCTCCATGCCCTTCTCGATCTGGAGCCGCGCCAGGTTGCCGGTCACCGAGGGCCGACCGCGGCCCGTCTCCAGGACGACGCCGACGTTCTTCTCCTGCTTCGCGGCCTCGGGGACGACCGTCGCCCCGATCATCTCGTCGGGTGCGTGTCGCCTCACCAGGATCTTGTCGTACAGGACCTGCCAGTTGCCCATGAAACCCCCTATCCTCTGAACCACTTGTAGAGCTGCATGTACGGGATGCCTCCGACCCCTCCCGCGCCGCCGCTCGGGGCCGGGGGCCCCAGAGGAACGGGCGGTGTCGGCGGGGGCGGGGGCGGCGGTGCCGCCGTCGCCGGCGGCGTCGGAATCGCGCCCGGGGGCGCGTACTGCGGGTAGACCTGGCCCTGGGTGGGCAGGCCCACCGGATGCTGCGGGCCCACGGCGGGCCTGGCCCGCCTGGAGAGCACGTTCGCCGCGCCCCGGACCCCGGCGACACCCCCGGCTACCGTTACCGGGTCGGAGATCGCCGTGCCGAGGAGCCGCGCCGCCTCCGCGGCCTGGATCGGGAGATCGGTGTCTCTCTCGACGGCCTCGCCCAGGAGCTCGCCGTAGCCCGCGGGGCGCTGGCCCGTCTCCGGGTCGTAGCCGTAGAGGATGTAGTCGAGGGGGTCCCCCTCCCACGCGCCCTCCGAACCCTCGAGCTTGCCGACCTCGTGACCCGCCGCGGTCACAGCTCGGGCCGGCATCGTGGCGACGTGGGCGGTCGCGTCCAGACCCGGGGCCGCGGCGCGGAAGCCGCGCTCGGCCACGCGCCCGATCCCGGACATCACCTCGTCGAACCAGGTGCCCCTCAGGTCTTCCCTCAGTCCCATCGGTCTAACCCTTCTTCATCGACTGCATGATCGCGTAGGCCGCGTCCTTGCAGCTGCGCCCCTTCCGGGGCTTGAGCTTCCCCGACCGGCATTTCGCCATCAGGGCCTTCTTCTGAGCTTCAGGCACGGCCCTACTCCATGTAGCCGACCGACTTGAAGAACGCCTCCTTGCCCTTCGACCCCTTCGCCCCGGGGGTCCGGCACGCCAGGGCGTGCGCGGCCTCGGTAGCGGAGAACCGCCCCCGCCGGCGCTTGGAGTTGATGCGCCTGACCTCGCGCTCGAGGTTCTTCCCGGGCGGCATGATGTTCGAGTAGTCGCTGACCTCGTTGCCGGTGACCCGGTCGTAGCCGCGCCGGTGGGCGGCGTCCGGCTCCCGGAAGTCATCGACCCCGGGCATCTTGGCCCCCTTGACCTTCATGTTCCCCTGGTACGGGGGACGCGACAGCTTGCCCTTCATCGTCTCCTCCTACTGTGGGGGCGGCGGTGCCCCACCTCCGGGCGGTGCGCCTCCGGGCCCACCGGGCGGTGCGGGAGCGCCCATCGCGCTCGCCATCGCCGCCTGCTGCTGCTGGAGGCGGTACGACTCGATCACGGCTCTCATCCGGACCAGAAGGTCCAGGACCACGAACTGCTCCTGCGAGGGCTGCATGGCCTCGACGGCCATCGCGGCGCGGGCCCCCAGGAGCCCCTGCTTGATCGAGGGGTTCAGCCGCATCCAGACCGCGGCGATCTTCTCGTTCAGGGCCTCGGGCAGGAACGGCTGGACCGGAGGCTTCGGGAACTCCTGCATCGGCGGCGGCTCCGGGGGCGGCGGCGGCATCTCGCCTCGCTCCTGCGCCGACACGGACAGCTCCTGCCAGGACTGCTGGGCCTTCATGTGCGCGTCCACCGACTTCTGCACGAGGTCGCTTCCGGCCTGGTAGATTTGCTCCCACGTCGCCGGGTCCTGGGCTCCGTAGATCGCCTTGACCGGGGCCTCCTGGGCCTCCATCTCGGCCATCTTCTGCTCCCAGTTGGCGAGGCTCGGGAGGATGTCGCGCCACCCGGCCTTCTCCTGGAGGATGTAGCACTCGTCGGAGAACCACCGCTTGCCCAGGACCGCGTACCACGTCATCGGGTCCTCGATGGAGTAGTCGGGGATGTGGACCTTCTGCAGCCGCATGAAGTCGGACCACGCCATTTCGGCTCGCTCGACCTGGATCGTCTGGTTCTCGTTGACGTCCTTGGGCAGCTTCATCAGGTCGAGGATGCGGTCGATGGCCGCGGGGCTGTCGAGCTGGTAGAGCCCCATCTGGAGCGCCTCGCCGGCGGCCTCCTTGTTGTAGAGGGTCTGGTCGTAGCCGGCCTCGGCCTCCATCTTGACCCTCATGTCGCCCAGGAGGTCCGTCCCGGTGAAGGACTTCTCCTCGTAGACCCCGCCCTCGCTCTTGATCTCGTAGGTGGCGTCCTCCTTCCGGAACGCCCAGGTCATCTGGAGGATGTGCTGGAAGGCCGACTCGTACATCTCGGTCAGGGCCCGCTCTCGAGGAGCTCGCTTCTGGCTCGCCTCCTCCGACAGGAGCATCAGGCCCGACGTGGTCTTCACGGAGCCGGGGGCCTGGCCGATCTCGATGTCCTGCGGTGCGCCGACCAGCTGCATGTCGTTGAGGATGTCGGTGCGCTCGGAGCCGTAGACGTTCCCGGTGATCGGCATTCCGGGGAAGATCCCCATGCGGGGCTCCCATGCCGGGTTCGGCGAATCGTAGTTGATGACCGTGAGCGACCCCTGGACATCGTCGCGGGTGTAGAGCTCGGTCCCCTCCGGGGTCCACATGTTCGGCTTCCCGCGCTCCCGAAGGTCCACCACCTGGGCGTCGAGCTCGTTGAGCCGACGCTGCAGCGGGATCAGGTCGTCCACGAACGACCGGCCCCAGAAGTTGCGGGGGATGCGCTTGAACCGGGCGAAGTGGTACTTCACCCGCGGGACCTGGGTCCAGCCCTGCTCGCCCTGGACGTCCACGATGAGCTCGCGCCGGGCCACCTGGTCACCACAGACCGCGAACTGCACTCCCCGCTCGAGCCCCTTCACGTTGGGCCGGGGGAGGATGACGACCTCCTTGAGCCGGGCGTGGTTGTAGAACGCCTCGAGGCCCGTCGAGAGGTTGTAGCCCAGGAAGCCCGACAGGATCGGCTCGGCGTAGAGCGGGTTCAGCCGGATGAGGTCCTGGGGCGACTCGGGGGCGAGCTGGTCCTTGAACTCCGGGAAGCGGAGCGCGATGAACTCCAGCTCGCGGACGGACTGGCTCATCCAGATCGTCTGCTCGTGCGGCTCGACCGAGATGCCGCCGTTCTGCGGGAAGAACTCGTGGATGGTGAGCACGTCCATGAGCGGGTTGCCCCGGGGGACCAGCATCCCGATCTCCCGACCGAAGGCGTCCTTCTCCAGGGCCTCCTGGGGGTTGACCGGGTACTCCTTGAGCTCCTGGGCCGTCTCGCAGAACGGGCAGAACTGCATCTCCACCATTGCGATGCCCTTGGGGTGGACCGCGGAAGCCTCGCCGGGGGGCATCTCGGCGGGCGGGATGTCGCGGAGCGTCTCCGCGTGCCGCATCTCGAGCGGGCCCTCCTCCTCGCCGCCGCCGGGCATCCCGAGGGTGGCGAACGATCGGGGCACCTGGGGGGAGGCGAAGACGCGCCCGCACCCGTCGCACCGGCGCGAGTCCTCCGGGGCGATCAGTTCCGTCTCGACCTCGTTCTCGTCCCAGTAGGTCCGCAGCTGCGCGTTCGAGTCGATGCAGAGGTTGAAGGCGACCTCGTCGCGCTTCTCGCCCCACATCTGCTTCGTCATCTCCCAGCGGAGGATGTCCTTCGCCAGGCGGGCCGCGGCCATCCATTCGGGCTGGTTCTTGCCGGCGGTGGCCGCGGGGACCAGCTCCTTCCGGCTCAGGCGGGCGACCTCGTTGTCCACCGAGGGCCCGATGTAGTTCGACACGGGCCGCGGGAAGGCCGACCGGCTCTGGCGGTAAATCTCCTGGAAGTGGTAGACCCCGTTCCCAGGCGCGAGCTCGGAGCGCGGCTCGATCCATTGCCGGCCCATGTAGAACCACAGGTTGAGCGACGCCCGCTGCGTGTGGTAGCGCCGGCGGTGCGACATGGGGTTGAGGTGCTGGTTGACCCAGTCCAACACCTCGCGGTCCTCGGAGTGCATCGTCGGCGTGCCTACCCAGTCGGGCTGGCCCGGCGACGGCTTTCGTCCGCTGTCGAGATTCGAGACTGGAAGGGACATCTACTCGATCTCCACCTTGTCCTTCGGGCGCACCGGGTCGGGCTCGTAGCCCGGGAAGTACGACGGGCGCTGCCCCCGAAGGCCCGTGTGCGTCTTCGGCTCCACGGGTCGTGGCCCCCTTTCGGCCTTGTCCACTCGCCAGGCCGCGCCGGGGTCCGCGAGCTCGAGGAGCCGCTTCTGTGCCTTTTCGAGCTGCTCCCGCAGGAACTGGAGCTCGCCGTCCTTCGCCCGGCACGCCCGGCACTCGAACAGAGCCATCAGATACCCCCTCCCGACATGACCTCGCGGCCCTCGCGCTGGCGCTGCTGGTGCTTGATCTTCTCGTTGATCTTGCCCCGGAGCTCGTGCCACAGGAGCTCGCGGTTGTTCGTCGGCCTCAAGTTCCGCTTCTCCCGCTCCGTGAGGTTCTCGTGGGCCCAGCCCTTCGGCATGAGGTACTCGATGGCCTGGACCATCGCGTCCACCGTGTCGTCGTGGGCTCCGTGCGGGAACTGCGCCGCCTCGTCCACCAGGACCGAGGAGTACGACCGGTTGCGGGGCAGAAAGACCTGGCCGCGCTCGATGATGGCGCTCACCGAGTTGACGCCCCAGGTGAGCCGCACCTCCTTCGACCGGGACCTCGTCCCCACCGGGACGATCCCCTGCATCTCCCGTTGAAGGATCTGCATGATGGCGAAGCCGGACGCCGAACGCTCGATCAGCTTGAACTTGGCCTGCGGCCACAGCTCGGTCATCGCCCGGATGGCCCGGAGGGTGTCCGGGGTGTTCATCCGCTGCCGCACGGCGTCGAGGTAGTAGAACTCGTTGCCGCGCCGGCCCCAGACCTGGCCGACCACGAAGTCCGAGGTGTCGGCGTCATCGAACGTCGGGTCCCAGGACTGGATGATCTGCTCGCATTGCTGCGCGATGACGGACGGGTCCTCGTCGTACCACTTCCACCAGAGCCTCTGGATCGCCGCGCCCTCGGGGGCGGTGGGCCGCTGCTGGTAGAGGGCGTTGAAGGCCCGCGAGCCGACCTCGGCCTTCTTCGTCTCCAGGGCGAGCTCGTCGAAGCGTTCCGTCCAGAGCGCCTGGCCGGGGGACCGGCCCAGGACGTCCTCGTCCTCGGCGATGGCGGGGAAGTTGATGATGTCCCACAGCTTCGCCTCCGGGCTGGCGAGGATGCGCCCGGCCAGGTCGTCCTCGTGCCACCGGGTGAGGATCAACACGATGACGGCTTCCCGGCCCTGGTGGTCCGGATCGGTACGGGTCAGGAAGACCTTGGTCCACCACTCCCAGAGGTTCTCGCGGATGACCGCGCTGTTGGCCTCCTCCGCGTTCTTGATCGGGTCGTCCAGGATGAGGACGTTGCCGCCGCGCCCGGTAACCGGGCCTCCCACGCCGGCGGTCACCATCCCGCCCCCCGCCGAGGTCTCCCAGCGGTTCGCCGCCCTGGAGTCGTCCAGGATGCGGGCCCCCAGGAGGGGGTAGTGCTCCTGCACGGAGCGGCGGGCCTTGCGTCCCCAGCTCGCCGCGTAGCTGGCCTCGTAGGACGCCAGGATCACCTTGTGCCTGGGGTCCAGGGCCAGGAGCCAGACCGGGAGCCAATGGCTGCAGAGCTCCGACTTCCCGTGGCGCGGCGGCATCGTGACCATGAGCCGGCGCTTCCCGCCCGGGGGCCTCGAGACGAGCTCGACCAGCTTGTTGGAAAGGTGGTGGAGGTGCGGGGCGTAGTCGTACTGGTTGGGCATCCCGTCCGTGGCCGTGATCGCCAGAGCCAGGGGGCTCAGGAGATGGGCGAACTCGGCCTCGGGGAGCTCAGCCGGTCTGCTCATCCGTCACTCCAGGGAACGGGAGGGTCTTCCGCTTGACCACCTTCGCGTCCAAGACCTTCGCGGCCTCGGGGTGGTCCCGCATGAAGGCGACGAGCTTCTGGCGGGACTCCTCGATCCGCTTCAGCATGTGCTTCGCCTCCTCGTTCTCGGCCTTGGGCGGGTCGCCGAAGCGGTAACGCCAGAGGAGCATCTCGATGTTGCCGGCCTCGCCGGCCCGGAGACGGTCGAGGAGGTTCGTCTGGTACTCGGGGTCGTCCAGGAGCTTCGCCGCCACGCGCTTCGCCTCGCGCTGGCGCTCGCTCCCGAACTTCCCGTCCGCGGTGCGGTTCTTCGTCCGCTCCTCCACGGACGGGAGGTTGTCCTCGGGACGATGCTCGAGCTCCAGGCCGACCTTCTTCATCGGTGGGGTCCGAACTGCGGCTTCGGCCTCGAGGGCCTTGAGTCGAAATCCGACTCGCCGGGCTTCTCTGGCCCGTCCTGCTGGTTCAGAAGGATCTCGTGGTCACCCGCGCCAATCGAGATGCCCTTGGTCCTCTGAAGCCACTTCCACGAGGGAAAGATCGCCCGGAGGATGTCGCCCAGGGGGAACCTCACTTCTTCCCCGCACGGAGTCGCTTCTGCCAGTCCTTGTAGCTCTCGCCCTTCTTGGGGTTGCAGTCCTGGACCTGGACCTTCTTCTTCGCCTTCTTCTTCGGCATCAACGCTCTCCTTTCGCGTAGGTGGGCGCGTTCGCGCGGAGCTTCTCCCAATCGCGGCGCAGCCAGAGGCCACACTTCTCGCATCGGGCCTTGAAGGTCCCGTTGTCCTGCGCCACGAGCTCCAGGGAATGCTCTCCGTCAGCGCACACCTTCGGCATCAACGCTCTCCTTCCGCGTAGGTGGGCGCGTTCGCGCAGAACGTCTCCCACCGTCCCCGACAGTCACTCTGGGCGGGGTTCCCCCTGTAGGGCGGGTACGGCTCGCCGTTGCACTTCCACTTCTGGTCGCACAGCTCGGCCTCGCAGATCGGCCTGAGCGGGTCCCCGTCCCCCCGCACCGGGCAGCCGCCCCGCGGCACGCACCCCGGGGAGCCACAGGTGTTTGGGGGGTTGCCCGTTCCAGGCATACAGCAGTATCCGATGGAGGCGCAGAAGTCGGGCTGGTTGATCGTGACCCATGTGCAATCGAGGATTCCGTTGTGCTCGCGGCACTTGAACTGCATCCGTGCGGTGTCCGGGTGCGGCTCCGGGCAGTCACCAGATGGAGGCGGGGTTGGGGGAGGTGTAGGGCCCGGGCCACCGCCGCACGCCGAGGGGTCGTTCAGTTTCCAGGCGGGTCGGTCGGCGTTGGGTGACCAGATCACCTTCCCGCCGCCGTAGTTGTAGACCTTGTAGCCCTCCCACCAGCCGTCGCAGCGAGCGGCCACCGCGATCTCGTCAGTCCCGCCTGGAGTCGTGTCGATGTGCCTGCCGGCGCACAGCCCCGTGGTCTTGACGGCCTCGATCACGGCGTGCATCCACTCGTCGGGCTCCATCCCGGTGCGACAGTCGGTCCCGATGTCGCAGCCGGTGAGCTCGCGCATGGCGGTGTTCACCGTGGGGGCGTAGTTCCGCATGACCGGGCCCATGGTCAGGTTCTGCTCCTGGCCCTGGGGGAACGAGCAACCCTCGTCGGGCTCGCAGGGGTTCCAGGTCTGCCCGAAGTAGCAGTCGCACGCCTGGCTCTGTGGCCGGAAGGTCCCGCCCCTATCGGTGAAGGTGGGGCATTGGGGCTCCGGAAGCGGCTCGCCGCCGTCGCACTTCGGGGCCTCCTCGCAATGCCGCGGGTCCTGGCTCGGGTTGTGGACGCACGGGCTCTCGACGCTCGAGCATTGCTGGGGCGGCTCCTCGTGGCACCACTTGTAGCCCTGGTCGAGGAGCTCCTGGCACTGCTCTGTGTGCGGGGGTGTCGGCTGCGGAGTCGGTGTCGGCTGCGGGCCCGGTCCGGGGCCGCCGGGACAGGCGGGGAGGGTGAGGACTCCGAGGATGACGAACGGAAGAACAGACTGTCCGTCTAGACTCTTCATCTCATTCTACCCTCCGATTCAGAGACGGACGTCTCGCTCCGGTGGAGTTTGCCCCTACACGGGAAGCGTGTCAACAACAACCGTTGACACGAGCGCACGCCTTTGATACGTTGCGCGGGCATGGCAGCCAAGAAGACGCGCCCGAGTCGGGCCACGGTGATCGAGGAGGTTTCGGACGCCGATGCGAACAAGGCCAGCTACGAGCTGGTCCGGCGTCGCCAGGGGGCCAAGCCCTCAGCCGCTGCCTCCGAAGCCGCACGCCTGATGCAGCAGCGCCGCTCCGCTCAACAGACGGTCGAGGAGCGGTCGGAGATGATGCGGAAGGCGGCGACGGCCTACTGGAAACGACTGACTCCAGCCCAGCGCAAGCTGGAGGCCCGCAAGCGTGCGAAGAAGCGGGCAGCCAACCGCCGGGCCCGCATTCGGGCAAAGCTCAAAGGGGGTAGTGGTGGGAGAGATTCCGGAGCCGGGGGCCTACGCTGACGTTTCGTTCGACGACTACGCGGCCTGGCCGGCAGTAAACCACTCCATCCTGCGCCACTTCCGGAAGACGGCGGCGCACGTTCGGCACGAGATGGAGAGCCAGGACGAGTCCTCGAAGCACCAGGAGCTCGGGCGGGCGGTCCACACCGCCGTGCTCGAGCCCGGCAACTTCGAGAGCGAGTTCGTCGTCAAGCCCAAGATGGACCGGCGCACCAAGGCGGGGAAGGCCGCCTGGGCCATCTTCGAGAAAGAGGCCGGGGGCAGGAGAATCCTCACCGAGGAGGAGTGGGCGGTCTGCGAGGGCATCATGCGGTCCATCGAGAAGCACCCGACCGCCCGGGCCTTCCTCCGCGGCAAGGGGGTCAACGAGCTGTCCCTCCTGTGGCGGGACCAGGAGTTCGACCTCCTCTGCAAGGCCCGCCTGGACCGGCTCCTGATCTTCGAGGGGCACCCGTACATCCTCGACGTGAAGACGATGCACAAGCCCGCGTCCACGCACGCCTTCCAGGTGTCCGTGGAGTCGTACCAGTACCACTCCCAGGGGGCCTTCTACCTCCGGGGGGCCCAGCAGCTGCAGCCCGCCGAGCGCCGCTTCGCCTGGCTGGCCTGCGAGACGGAGCCGCCGCACCTCGTTCGCCTGTTCGATGCTGACGACGAGGCGCTCAAGATCGGGGCCGACGAGGTGGCCTCGTGGCTCCAGAGGTTCAAGGAATGCACGGAATCCGGTACGTGGCCGGGCTGGGGAGACGGAATGGATATCGCCGGGCTCCCTCCGTGGGTGATGAAGCGGTTCAATATTGAGTGAGAGAGGCTCAGATGTCAGAGAACAAGGGGGACAAGACCCTCCAACGGGTTGAAGTAGCCGACAAGGATATGGTCTTCACCGACCGGGGGGTCCGGCTGGACTCGCCGGCGGCGGCGGTGAACTTCGCCAAGTGGTGCTACGAATCGGGCTATCTGCCCGAACACATCAAGAACGCCAAGCAGGCGTTCGCCATCCTCGCCCGGGGGGCCGAGCTGGGGCTCTCGCCCTTCGCCTCCTGGCGCTTCGTCTACATGACCAAGGGGGGCCGGCTGGCCCTGGAGACGGAGGGGGCCCTGGCCGTCTGC